TCGTTAATGATATGTATGACGCAGTTAAAAGAGATAGCGTTACTTTTCAAGCAGAATTTTATACATATTCAGATAGTCCGAGAATTTTTGAAGAATGGAGAAATAGTGATGCCATTAAAAATTTATGTTTAAACCCAAAATTAATAAAAACGTTAGAGTTTCTTTACAACAAAGAAGCATTTCCATTCTCAACAATAAACTTTATTAAAGGATCAAATCAACCACTTCATAGCGATACAATACATTTCCACACAATTCCACAATTATGGATGTCTGGAGTATGGGTGGCATTAGAAGATACAACTACCGAGAATGGAACTCTTAATATTGTTCCGGGAAGTCATAAATGGAATATTTACGATTATCAAACTTTGGGATTACCGCATCCGGATGAGTATGTGGATGGCGAAAAAAATAACTATAGAATTTATGAAGATTTAATAACAAACCTTGTAGAAGCACATAAAGTTGATGTTATGCCAGTATCATTAAAAAAAGGACAAGCCTTAATATGGTCCGCAAATTTACTTCACGGCGGAATGAAAATTGTGGATGAAAATAGTACTAGATTAACACAAGCAATACATTATTTTTATAAAGATTGTACAAAATACTATCATCCCATGTTTTCAAAACCATATGAAGGTATATATGCAGACAAATGGTGTAACGAACAAACTAATATCAAAACATATAAAAAATGAAAACAGTTGTAGTATTCGGAGGTTCGGGTGGTTTGGGGTCTAAAGTAGTAGAAATACTTAAAGACACATATAATGTTATATCTTTAAGTAGTAAAGATGTAGATGTATCTAATTATGTTGCAATTGAAACATTTTTCGAAAATAACAAACCAGAAATTGTAATTAATTTAACCGGTGTTAATTTTGACATGTTTATTCATAAAATTAATCAATCTAGTTTAACCAATATTGATAAACAAATTGATATTAATATTAAAGGCACAATTAATATCATTAGTAATTGTTTAAAATATATGCGCGAATCTCAATTCGGCCGTATTATTACAATATCATCAGTTTTAGCCGAAAAACCAGTTATTAGTACAGGAGTTTATGCAGGTTGCAAAGGTTTTATTGATTCATTTGTGAAAACAGTTGGTTTAGAAAATTCATCAAAAAATATATCATGTAATAGTATACAATTAGGATATTTTGATGGCGGACTAACATATAAAATACCAGAAACATTTAGAGAACAAGTTTTAAATACAATACCAGCTAATCGGTGGGGCAGTATACAAGAACTAACAAATCTTATTGAGTTTTTAATTAATACGCCGTATGTTACGGGCACAAATATCAAAATAAATGGCGGAATTGACTTTTAAACGAGAAGGCGTAGATTTATACGTAGATGTTACTAGTAGAATAAAACATCCCGGATCTATAGAAGTTGGAAACCATGTTGCAATCGATATGGGTGTATATCTATCAACATCAGCAACTATTGGAGATTATGTACATATAGCTCCATATACATGTATTATAGGAGGACCTGATAGTATGTTGATTATGGATCATTTCAGTGGTATCTCAGCCGGCAGTAAAATTTTATGCGGTAGTGATGATTTTACTAAAGGTATGATGAACCCGCAAGTTCCAATTGAATATCGTTCTCCAAAGATATCAAAAGTTCATTTCAAATCATTTTCATGTATCGGAGTTAATTGTGTGGTAATGCCTGGTATTACGTTAGCTGAAGGATCTGTAGTAGGCTCTAATTCAGTATTAACAAAAGATACAGAACCATGGACTATATATATAGGAAATCCTGCTAAACCAGTTAAAATCAGAGATAAAGAATTTATAATAAAATATGCAAAGGAACTAGGATATGAATTTTAATACAGTAACCGAATTTGAAAACCAAATTGCAGAATTCTTTGGAGCTCCTTATGCAATTGCAGTTGATAGTTGTACGCATGGTGTTGAATTATGTTTAAGATATACACAAGCAGATCATATTATTGTTCCGAAGAACACATATTTATCAATTCCATTTTTAGCACACAAACTTTGGATTGATTTACTTTGGAAAAATGAAGATTGGGTTGATTATTATTATTTAACAGAAAATGTAATTGATTCTGCAGTATTATGGAAACCAAATAGTTATGTCTTAGGTACGTTTATGAATTTATCATTTCAATATCAAAAACATTTAAGTTTAGGTAGAGGTGGTATGATTTTAACAGATAACAAAGATGCAGCTGAATGTCTTAAAAAAATGTCATATGACGGTCGTTTACCTAATGTGCCATGGCGCGAACAAGATATTGAAGTTTATGGATATCATTATTACATGACACCAGAAACTGCGCAATTAGGTTTAGATAAACTGCATACAGCAATTGAAACACAACCAAGACAATGGTCTGTAAATGATTGGCCTGATTTAACTCAAATGAAAGTTTTCAAATGATAAATAAAGTTGCAATCAACATGATAGGCGGCGGATTCTATCATGATATATGTTCGTCTGCAGGCGCTACACCTAAATTAATAGAATGGAAAAAGGATTTATCTGCAGATATTTCAATACATATTGATTATCATATTCAATCAAAAGTAAACGAATCTAAAATTAATTTTGCTTGGTTGTCTGAATCTAGAACTATTAATCCTAGATTGTACGAATGGTGCAAACAGAATGTAGATTATTTAGAAAGAAATTTTAAATTAATTTTTACAAATGATAAAAGTTTGTTAGAATTATCTCCTAACTTTAAATTGGTAATATGTAGTGCGGTACCGTGGGTAAAGCAACGAGATATATTTCCTAAAACTAAATTAGTTTCAATGATTGCATCTAATAAATCATCTTGCCCGGAACATGAATTAAGAAAATATGTAATTGATAAATTTAAAGATGATATTGATTTATATGGCCGAGGATATCAAGAAATTGAAGACAAATCAATAGGTTTAGCTGATTATTACTTTTCTATATGTATGGAAAATCTTACATATAGCAACGGATATTCAGAAAAAATAACAGATTGTTTTGCAACTGGAACTATTCCAATATATTATGGAAGTCCTGATATAGGAGAAGTTTTCAATGAAGATGGGATAATTTGGTTAACAGAAGAGTTTTCAATTAAAGATCTTACCGCGGAATTGTATTGGTCTAAAATAGATGCTATAAAAGACAATTATAATCGAGCTATTAATTTTCCAATAGCTGAAGATTGGATCTATGAAACTTATATAAAATAAATTTGGAATTATAACTAAAAAACAATATAATAAATTATGAAAAAAGCATTTATAACAGGAATAGCAGGACAAGATGGTTCTTATTTAGCAGAATATTTAGTGTCATTAGGATATGAAGTCCATGGCATTGTACGTAGAAACTCAGTTGCAGAACATCAACAAAGTCGAATTGAATTAATTCGAGATAAAATTCATATATATTATGGCGATTTGTTAGATCAATCTAGTCTCGAACACTTGCTAGATAAAATACAACCGGATGAAATATATAATATTGCAGCACAGAGTCATGTGAGAATTAGTTATGACATTCCACAATTTACCGCACAAACCAATGCGTTAGGCGTATTAAATATATTGGAAGCTTATAGAAGGTCATGTCCTACTGCAAAGTTTTATCAAGCTAGTAGTTCAGAAATGTTTGGAAGCTCAGTTGATACTGATGGATACCAACGAGAAACAACACCTATGAATCCAGTATCGCCATATGGCTGTACTAAGGTATTTGGATATAATATTGTACGCAATTATCGTAATGCATACAAATTACATGCTAGTAACGGCATTTTATTTAATCACGAATCGCCTAGGCGAGCATCTAATTTTGTTACGAACAAAGTAGTTAAGGCTGCCGTAATGATAAGCCTAGGGTTACAGGACTCATTGGAATTAGGGAATATGGATGCATATCGAGATTGGGGACATTCTTATGATTATGTAAGAGCAATGTTTTTAATTGTACAACAAGAACAGCCAGGTGATTGGGTAGTTGCAACAGGTGAAACTAGATCAGTTCGAGATATGTGTGAATATGTTTTTGATAAGTTAGGGATGGATTATAAACAGTATGTAGTACAAAATAAAAAATTCTTACGCCCAGAAGAATTACCATACCTTAAGGGTGATTCGACAAAAATTCGTACAGAATTAGGGTGGGCGCCAACATATACTTTCGAAAGCCTGATGGATGAAATGATTGAATTCTGGAAAACTATTTTAGTTAAATAAATGAGTATATCAGCATACATAATTAATTTAAAACACCGTACGGATAGATATACCCATATGGTAAATGAAATGAAAAAATTACCTATATTGTATGAATTTGTTGATGGAATTATTGATGAAACAAAAACATGTTTTCAATCTCAAAAGAAATGTATACAATTAGCTAAAGATAATAATCTTCCATATGTTTTAATATTAGAAGATGATGCAACATTTACAGATAATGTCATTGATGTATTAATAAAAACATTTTCAGAAATACAAGAATTAAAATGGGATATGTTTTTCTTAGGTGCAAATTTACAAATACCAGCAACTCGCATTTCAGATACTATATTAAAACTAAACGGAGCATATGCAGCCCACGCATATTTTGTACATGAAAGATTTTATGATACTATATTAAATTTACCACATACGTGTGAAATGGATGTGCATTATCACAATTTAATGCCTAATCATAACGTATATATGTGTGATCCGATGATTGCATATCAATTACCATCACATTCTGACTTGCAAGATGAATATCGAGATTATAATGAAGCAATGTTTAACAATTATAAAAGGTTTACTATATGAAAATATTATTAGGATGTTTAAATGCAAATGGATTAGGTGGTAGCGAACTTTACCATTATGAATTAGCCCGCGAATTAGATTTGCTAGGGCATGATGTAACATTATTTACGTTGCGTCAAATAGATTGGACAAATCCGGTTAGAATACAATTAGAACATATACAGCAATTAGATCTAACAAACTTAGATATTACAGAAAAATACGACGTAATAGTAGCAAGTCAACCTGAGGTCAATTTATTTATGTTAGATCATTTTAAAGGAACACCAATTATTAGTATTATTCATTCTGAGATTAGATCAGAAGATCCGGTATTAGATCCTAGAATTTCACAATATGTTGCAATACGAAAACCAATTGCTGATATGTTGATTAATGAATATAAAATTCCAGCATCCAAAGTTTCATTAATTTATAATCCAATTGACCAATCTAGATTTAATTCTAGCAATGTAGTTAAAAAGGAAAAACATTCCGGGATATTTGTTGGAGAAGTATTAGATCCTATACGTTTTAATGCAGTTCAACATATGGTTTATCAATGTATTGAAAATGATTGGGACTTATATATAATGAGTGAGAGTCGTTATAATTTTAATCATCCTAATATAAAATATATCAATAAACAATGGGATACTGAAAATATTGTTAAAACAATGCATTTCACCGTCGGAATTTTATTAGGTCGAACTACATTAGAAGGTTGGTGTTGTGATGTTCCTGGATATATGTATTTAATTGATATCACCGGCAATATTTTATCAATTGAAACAACAACACCTGACTACATTAAACAACGGTGTAATAGCAAATACGTTGCCAGCCAACATATACAATTGTATAAAAGATACATATGAAAAATAACATATCACTACTAGTAGGATTAAAAAATAACTTAGACTACAATAAACACTTTTACGATACAACGAGAGAACTATATCCAGAAGTTGAATTGTGTTTCGTAAGTTATGGGTCAACAGATGGCACTCACGAATGGTTAGAATCATTAACAGATAATAATCTTAAATACTTTTATTCTGCAGAAGAAAAAACATTCGCTGATACATTTAATCGAGCAGCAGAGTTAGCAACAAAGGATTATGTTGCTTATCTACATAATGATATCGTGTTAGCTCCTGGATTTTTAGAAAATCTAGAAAAACATATAGGTCCAGATAATGTGGTGTCATATACCACAATAGAACCGCCTATATTCGCAGGACACGAACGTCCAGGCAAACTTATTCATGATTTAGGCACAGAGCTAGAGACATTTGATAAAGGGGCTCTATACGCATATGTAGAAACACAAAAATCTAAGTATAACAGTAAAACAGAACCAGGTATTACATTCTTTATGTGTATGCCTAGAATCAAGTTATTAGAAATTGGTGGGTTGGATAATTTATTTAATCCAATGTTTTGTGAAGATGATGATTTAATACGACGTTGGGAGTTATTAGGTATGACGTGTTTTACGGCTCTAGATGCAATGTGCTATCATTTTGTAAGCAAGACATCTAGATTCTCAGAAGAATATCAAAATAGAACTCAACAAATCGAATTGCAATCACTTCGAAACTATGTACGTAAATGGGGAACTAGAAGCAAAGCTCCAGTATACCAAATAGGAATACAGGTCACAAATTGCACTAGTGCTATCCTAGAATTGTTAGAGCCATATTGCACCCGTATCTATATAGAAGATGGAATGCAGGTATTAACATCACATTACATTGATTCAGAACAAACAAAGACAAAGTTTGATTTATCTAAACGAATAATGACAACCGAATATAATAATCCACACGATTATGATGATATTGTAGTTGAAATAGATGCAAAGAGAATGACAAATGATGATGCTGCTTATATTTTCATGTTACCAGAAATTATACAAGCATCTGGAGAAATTGGCGAATTCCGTTTAGGCAATCTCAAAATAACAATACATCATCTAGAAACCTACGAAAAAAATCTGATTAAAGTAGATTAAACCATATTTATAATAAAGTTACGATATTGAATCAGTTCCAGCAAAAAGGAATGACTGATGGCGACAAAAAAAAGCTTTATTAAGAGTATGTTAACCGATTGCAAATCCGGAGAAGTATCTTCAAAACGAGTAATTGGTTTTACCGGATTTTTATGTTTGATAATCATGATGTTTATTAATGCATTATATCCAAAATCAATTGCACCTGCTGCTGTCTTAGTAGATGCAATCGAATATATTGTTATTGGAGCTCTATTTAGCACATCCGTAGAAAAATTTGCAAAGGAACCAAAAGATAAGGAACCAGAAATTTAATTTACACAGGAATAACAATGAGTTTGGATTTAACAAAGATAAAGCAGTGGCCATTAAGCGAATCACAGTATTACAAAGAGGAAACAACTAAGAAACAAATCGTATTGCATCATACCGCCGGAAATGCTTCTGCGGTTAATGTAATGCAAAATTGGAATACTGATGATAGAGGACGTATTGCAACGTGTGTATCGATATCAGGGCCCGGCGCAAAGAACTCGGTAGATGGCGAGATAGTTCAAGGATTTAGTTCAAAGCATTGGGCATATCATTTAGGTATCAAACAAGAAGTCTTTAGAGCATACAAAGTTCCACATCAAATAATAGATAAACTCGCAATCGGTATTGAAATTTGCAATTGGGGTCAATTGGAACTAGTTGGCGGTAAATACATTAACTATGTAGATCGAGAAGTTCCAGCAGATCAAGTTACTACCCTAGCAACTCCATATAAAGGATATACTCACTTCCATCGCTATTCAGATGCACAAATTGAATCAACCCGGGATCTTTTAGTGTATTGGTCCAAGTCATATGGAATTGATCTTAAATTTGACTACAATCAAATGTTTACCGTTAACACAAAAGCATTATCTGGAACTAATGGGTTATATTCTCATAACAGCTACAGAAAAGATAAAGTTGATATTTATCCATGTCCACGAATGATACTCATGTTAAAAACATTGTAAGAACTATTTATATGAAAACAACCACATTGATTATAGCATTATCCCTAACTACCGTAACATCATTCATATGTTCATATTTTTTCAAACTAACCCTGGATAATTTTGAGCAATATCTTGCAGTAGTTGCAACCGTATTATTAGATGGATTCTTTGGAGTGATTGCCGGCATTCGTCGAGAAGGATTCCAAACATTCAAAGCATTAAAAGTATTACGCACCATGTTCATATGGGTTATGTTTTTAACTACCATATTAATTGTAGAACAAGGATTCCCTGGTACTGGTTGGTTAAGTGAAACTATACTTGTTCCATTCATAGTATTTCAATTACTGAGTGCACTTAAAAATGCATCGATGTCTGGATTTATTAAAGCTGATATGATAAATACTATACTAGATAAATTTGATAAACATAAAGGTGAACGTCTTTGATTATATCAGATTTTTCATTATATTATTAATATGAATTATCGATATATACTATTCTCATTTCTTTTATTTTTAGTTGGACAAGTGCTCGTTTGGGTACAAGTTAATGGTCCACTTATATGGCCTTGGGCTAAGACTTGGAAATTAGGATTACTTGTCCTAGGCATTCCAATCACGGCATTGTTTATGGAAGCAACCCGTTTAATAGTTGCAGGATTCGGAGGTCTATTCTGGCCTGGTAGATTCGTATCATTTGTTGCTGGAATATTCATATTTACTTTGATGACTTACATATTCCGGGAAGAGGCAATCACAACTT